CGAAAAGCATGGCGACAGCGAACCAGCAACTCTTCGACGCGATGATCCGCAGGCAGATCAACCTGCAGCGGATGTCGAAGACTGAAGGCGAGGCACTGATCCGACTGCTGCGCGAGAGCGAGGTCGCGATCGACGGCTTCCTGCAGCGGCAGGCGGGATCGTTTACGCTGCGCCGCCTGGTCGCCGTTCAAAAAGAAATCGCTCGCCTTCGGGAACCAGCGATGGCCTCCCTGGGTAAAAGGATCAGCGACCTGACGACGGGAACCGCCGAGCAGGAGATGGTCCACACAAACGCCATACTGAAGCGCGCAGTCCCCGTCGAGATCAACTTCGCTACACCCAGCGCTGCGGCGCTGCGCGAGTCGGTCATGACCACACCCTTCGGCGACGCCAAAAAGATGCACACCCTCGGGACGTGGATCGAAGGGATAGGGCAGGCCGACTCTTCGCGAATCATGGGAGCGATCCAGGCGGGCCTGGTGCAAGGCCAGACCGTGCCCCAGCTGACGCAAGGAGTCCAGGCCGCGCTGAACGTCACGCGGAACCAGGCCGAGGCGCTGGCCAGGACAAGCATCAACCACGCAGCGAACCAGGCGCGGAACGCGGTCTTCGCGGAGAACGCCGACCTGCTGCAGTCGCTGATGTGGTCCTCGACGCTGGACGGCCGGACGAGTCCGGTCTGCCAGGCGCGGGACGGCAGCCACCGACCGCCCGACGGCGTCGACGACTGGGACAAGGTCCCGGAGCCGCACCTGGACGGGATGCTCTCGCCTCCGGCGCACATCCGCTGCCGGTCGACTCTGGTCCCCGTCCTGAACGGGCAGAGCGTCGCCGACCAGCTGGAAGGGACGAAGAGGGCGACGGTCACGGACACGCGGACCGGCAAGCAGCAGCAGATCGACTTCGAGAAACAAGCGCGGGCCCGCTGGGAGAGGGAAGGCCGCGGCAGCTGGCGGAACGCAAGCAAGGCCGCGAAGGCACCCTACCGGAAGGGCGTCCGCGACGACTGGGCGAAGAAGTACATCGGCCAGGTCCCGGCGAACACGACATACAACGCCTGGCTGAAGACGCAGCCCCGCGGCTTCGTGACTGACGTGCTCGGGCCGACCCGAGCGAAACTCTACCTCGACAAGGGCGTGCCCCTGACTTCCTTCGTCGATAAATTTGGAAAGCGCCTTACCCTGAAACAACTCCGGGACCAGGGCGTTTACTAGGCGGGCGTGAAGCCCACAAAAAGGAGGCTCCGTGATGGAGTTCGAGTTCAAACCGACCGTAGAAAACATCGACAGCGTCCCCCAGGACTTCCGGGGACTGTACGCCGAGCAGGACGGGGGCGGCTTCGCGCTGCGCTCGGACGACGACGGCGTGAAGTCCGCGGTCTCCGCGATCTCCGGCCTGGCGAAGAGCCTGAAGGTCGCACGCGCCGAGGCGCAGGGCTGGAAGGGGAAGGCCGTCGACCTGGGCAACCTGTCCGAGTACGGCGAAAGCCCCGAGCAGATCCTGGAGGCTTTCAACGAGAAGCTGGCCGACGCCAGCAAGGGCAAGAAGACGCAGGAAGACTTCCTGCGGCAGGTCGAGAAGGTGAAGGCCGACCTCGGGGCCGAGTACGGCCAGAAGATCGAGGCCGAGCAGCAGAGGGCCCAGGCGCTGACGAACCAGCTGCACGGGATCCTGGTGACCGGCGAGGCCCGCTCGGCGCTGGCCGAGGCCGGAGCGATCGACGCCGACCTGGCGCTGCCCTTCCTGTCCCAGCAGATCAAGGTCGCCGAGGAGAACGGGAAGTTCCAGGTCATGGTCGTCGACCAGGCCGGGGATCCCCGCTACTCCGGGACGACCGGCGCTCCGATGAGCGTGAACGAGCTGGTCCTGGAGATGAAGGGCCAGGAGAAGTACGGGCCCCTCTTCAGGTCCGAGAACAAGTCCGGCGGCGGCACCCCCGCCGAAGGACAGCGCCGACAGGTGACCAAGTCCGCCGGGGATATGTCCTCGACCGACAAGATCGCCTCCGGACTGGCCAAGGGACAAGCCCGACGGGCTGGCCAGTAAAAAAAAATGGGACCAGACGGGAACTTGCGGCCCCCGTCTGGTTTCATACCTACTACAACCGACTTTGCCCGCCCTGGAGTGATTCCGGACGCAGGCGCTGCAGCTGGTGACCAGCTGCGAGACGATCTCGTGATGAGATTGAAGCACTAGCAACCGAAACTCAACCCAAGGAGGGCCTATAATGGCTTCCGTTACTCTGGTCGAAAGCGCCAAACTGTCCCAGAACGAACTGGTGGCTGGCGTCATCGAGAACATCATCACCGTCAATCAAATGTACCAGGTCCTGCCGTTCGACGAGATCGACGGCAACGCCATCGCCTACAACCGCGAGAACGCCCTGGGCGGCGTCGGCGTGATCGGCGTCGGTGACACCATCGGCTCCGGCGACGCGAACCCCCTGACCGGCGGCTCCGGCGAGGCCAAGGACGCCGCGACCTTCACCCAGGTGACCTCCAGCCTGACCACCCTGCTCGGCGACGCTGAAGTGAACGGTCTGATCCAGACCACTCGCTCCAACATCAACGACCAGGCCAGCGTCCAGATCGCCAGCAAGGCGAAGCACGTCGGCCGTCTGTACCAGCATATGCTGATGAACGGGTCCGCCTCCGGCACCGACCAGTTCGACGGCCTGCTGACCCTCTGCGCGTCCGGTCAGAAGACCACGCCGTCCACCGACGGCGACGCGATGAGCCTGGAACTGCTGGACGAGCTGGCCGATCTGGTGACCGCCAAGGACGGCGCGCTGGACTTCTACGCCATGCACGCCCGCCAGCGTCGGGCCTACTCCGTGCTGCTCCGTGCCCTCGGCGGCGCTGCCATCATGGAAGTCGTCGAAATGCCCAGCGGCGAAGAGGTCATGGCCTACCGTGGCGTCCCGATCTTCCGGAACGACTACATCCCCATCGACCAGACGCAGGGCGCGTCCAGCGTCGCGACCAGCATCGTCGCTGGTGTCCTGGATGATGGCTCCCGCAGCATCGGCGTCGCGGGTCTGACTGCTGCCCAGCAGGCGGGCGTCCACGTCACCGACGTCGGCGAGGCCGAGTCCAAGGACGAGCACATCTGGCGCGTCAAGTGGTACGCGGGCCTGGCCCTCTTCAACGAGAAGGGCCTCGCCATCGCTCCCGGCATCGTGAGCTAGACCAACCTCGGCCGGAGTCCTTCGGGACTCCGGCTGATCTTCTCTGCGAAAGGTTTCTATCATGGCATTTTTTCTTCTGACCAACCCCGAGGCGAAGAACTCGAAGGCGAGCGCCCTTGTCGTCCAGGCCGAAGCGGCCGCGGATGCGAAGGCTCTGGCCTCGGCTTACTTCGACGGGGACTCCGGCTGGTCCGGCGCGACTTCGGTCGCTCTGACCGCCGAGACTCTGGACGCCAGCGCCTCCATGCTGGGCTGGACCTTCAAGGTCAGCATCACGGGCGGCACCCAGACCGAAGACCCGATCGAGATCTCGCACGTCGGCACCGGAACCGACGACCTGGACGCCTGCATGGCTGACCTGGTCATCGCTCTGAACGCCCACGCCGAGATCGCGAACGCCGCCTACGTCGCGCCCGACCTGACCGTCGCCGCGATCGCTGACGGCATGGGCGACGCGACTGTCCGCTTCTTCGTGTATCCGCCTTCGAGCGAGTGCGCGGCCGTGGACACCAACCTGGCCAGCCTGTTCACCGGAGCCGGAGGGATCACCCACGAGGGGATCGCCGCCGCTGCGCTGGAGATCGAGCTGGTGGCCGACACCGAGAGCAAGCCGAAGGTCTTCGGCGTCGTCTACTAGAGACGGCACAACCGGGAGGAGCACCGGATGGCGAACGTGACGAGAACTGTCATCTTAACCGGCGGCCGAGCGGGCCAGACCTGCAGACTGAATCATGGAAGATTCCAGTTTACGGATGGCCAGCTCGTCCTCCGGGGAGATGGCGAACAAGTGGCTGCACTGATGAAGATCCTGGCGGACCAATACCAGGCCTTCGAGAAGGGCAGCGACGAACTGGAGGCCGCGACCAATGGCGAGCACAATCTTTCGACGACTTCCGAACAACCGAACCCGGAACCGCCTTTACTCGGCGGAGACCAGTCGGGCGGGACGAGGCCTTCCACGGAAGAAGCTCTCGACGGCAGCGGATCAGATGGAACTGACGAAGGGCCGACGGGGATTCACTCCGAAGGGCCTGGACACGAAGACCCCAGGATGGACCGGATCCGAGTAGCACTCGCGAAGCTCGACCACGGCAAGGACGCCGACTGGACGACGGAGGGACTGCCGAAGGTGAAGGTCGTCGCACGGAAGGCGCGCCTCAAGGACATCACTCGGCGCGACATCGACAAGGCCGCGCCAGGACTTCAACGCGAAGGATAGCCAATCATGGCCGAAGCATATTACCTCGTGCATCGTTCGACGAGCACCACCGGCCGGTCCGGCATGATCGACGGGATCCATTCCGTCGTGGGCAACTACGACGACGGCTCCACCGACGCCGAGATCATCGCCGACGCCACCGCGAAGGTCGTCGCCGCCGGTCACCCGATTCCCAGCGACTACTTCGACGCGGTCACCGCGATCGTCACGGCGCTGCCGGATGACACCGACACGCTGATCCTCATGCCTCACGCCTACGAGATCGAAGAGGCCTAATCATGGCTGAAGTCGGATTCAAATTCAATCTGACGATCCGGCAGGGGGACACGCGCCCCCTGCGCTGGATCTTCGACGACGGCGCGACGCCGCCGGTCCAGCTCGACATCTCCGCGAACGACTACTTCTACACGGCGAAGGACGCGGACGACCTGCTGACCGACACGGCCGACGCGGCCGCGGTCGTGCAGCTGGATCCGGCGGACTTCACGAAGTCGGAGTCCGGCCTGCAGCCTGGGACGACTGACCAGATCGACGCCTCCCTGACGATCCCCGCGGACCTGGCTCCTGGCACCTACGAGCACGACCTGCAGGAAAAAGACGCCAGCGGGAACATCGTCACGATCGGCTACGGTCAGCTCGTGGTAACGAAGCAGGTCACGCAGAGGACGAGCTAATGCCAAGCATCGTCAACCAGGTCTTCCACGTTTCCGTCAAGAACGGCACCTATAGCATGACGGCGGTCCCGACGGCGACCGTCTTCAGCGTTTCCGTCAACAACGGGACCTACCGCGTCTCCGTGGGCGATGACGTCTCCGTCTTTAACGTCTCGGTCCAGCGCACCGACTACCAGGTCTCGGTCTCCGATGTCATCCA